TGGTCAATATATGCTGCGCCTGTTGGCTTAAATCGTAAATAGTTATTGGCGTATTCAGTGTCATTAGTACCAACCTTGAGCAAGCCTGAAGTGTTTACGTCGCCAGTAACATCTATACCTGTTGAGTTTGTGGATAGTTTAAGATTTCCGTTGTGATATAAATTTGTTTGTGCACCATCTTTATGTGCGATTCCCCACGTTCCTGATGTTACACCCTCAATAATAGTCCAAGAAGAGCCTAGAATTCTTAAATTACCTGTTCCAGCATCTTTAATATAACTATTAGAACCATCATGGTAAATCTGTAAATCATCACCAGCTCCAAATTTAGCTTTGTCGTTATCGTGGAAGCTGATTGAGTTTCCGTTGGTGTCTAAGTTACCGCCTAATTGTGGGCTAGTATCTTCTACGACATCATTGATTGAGACTGCTTGTACCTTAGCGTCAGTGTAGTATTCGTTAACTGAACCTTCAGATATAGCATCTGTGTCTAATACGACGGCTCCTGTAAGACTGTTAACTGAGGTTATTAAGTTAGTTGCGTCATCTCCAGCTGGTCCTTGTGGTCCTGTTGGTCCGGTTAGACCTTGAGGTCCTTCAGCACCTGTATCTCCAGTTTCACCTTGGATACCTTGGATTCCTTGCGGTCCAGCGACAGTTGAGTCTGCGCCTGCAGGTCCTGTAGGTCCTTCTGGTCCTGTAGGTCCTTCTGGTCCAGTCTCTCCGGTTTCCCCTTGGATACCTTGGATACCTTGTAGACCTTGTGGTCCAGCGACTGTTGAGTCAGCTCCAGCAGGTCCTGTATCTCCAGTTTCACCTTGGATACCTTGTAGACCTTGTGGTCCTGTAGCACCATCGGCTCCAGCTATACCTTGTATACCTTGGATACCTTGTGGTCCTTGGATAGAGCCACCATCGACAAATGCAGAGCCGTCATAGATATGAAGACTATCATCTGATTGAACGATGTATGCGTCGCCTTGTGCTACGCCTGATGTTGGTAAAGCAGCAACGTTAGCTACTTGACCTTGGAACGTGATTCCAGTTCCGTTAATTCCGTCTGTGCCGTCGTTTCCTGCGACACCTTGAATACCTTGTGCTCCATCAGCACCAGTGAGACCTTGTGGTCCTTGGATGCCTTGAGGTCCTTGAGGTCCTTCGGCTCCAGTATCACCTGTTTCACCTTGGATACCTTGTTCGCCTTGAATACCTTGAGCACCTTGAGGTCCTGTAGGTCCTGTGACGCCGTCTATACCGTCAGTACCATCGTTTCCTGCTGGTCCTTGGCTTCCGGTTGGTCCTTGGATACCTTGAGGTCCTTCTGGTCCAGTATCTCCTACTGGTCCTTGGATGCCTTGGATACCTTGAGGTCCTGTAGGTCCTTCAGGTCCTTGTGGTCCTTCAATTCCTTGTATTCCTTGAATTCCTTGTATACCTTGCTCGCCCTGAATGGTTTCGATCTCAAAGTATTCTCCTCTAAATATGTCGCCTGTTAGTGGCGCTTTTCCAAAAGCAATAAGAGACCCTGCGATCGCAAAGTCTACGTTCTCTTGGAGGGAAACACCAGCAACTGAAATGTCGATGTCTCTGTCAGCTGGTAACGTTGCAGTTACTCCGCCGACTTCTAATGTAAAGTCTGTTAAGACCCCATTGAATTGTGATGATATATCATCAAATCTATTATTTGCCATTGTTGTTATTTCCTTTTGTAATAGGGTTGCCTAGACACCCTCAAGAGTTGAGAGTGTCGTAGGTCTTACAGTTTTTATTGTGGATTAAGTTAATCCGGATATGTTTACAGTTTGTATATCGTTAGATACCATGCTGTTCAGCTGTAGCTTCGTGTAGTTTTGCTCAGATGGTTGTATATAGTTTCTCATCCCATTAGCATAAGAATCCGACGCACCGTCACCCATTAACCATACTTGAGTAGCATACGCAGGTTGCGTATCACCAACTTGAAAGTTAGTATAATTACTCGTAGTATTTGGGTATCTGTAATCGTTGCCGACCTTATAATCAGTAACCCATTTAAGAGGGTCAGTAATCATTGCCAAAATTTCAGCATCTGTAGGTATAGTTGTATTTCTTTTAAGAGTTGTTGTAACCATGCTAGCTACTTTACCGTGAAAGTTTCTATTACTACCACGTCCGCCTATAGTGAAATCACCATTAATAGTTAAGTCAGTACGGGCATTATTACCACCGGTAGTCCAGTTAGCCGCAGTAGATTTATTATCAGCTAACGAAGGAGCATAATCCCAAACTCCGCTAATTAGTCTAATGTCGAAAGCATCCGCTAAATTAGCAGTGGTTAAATCACCATAACTAAATCTACCACCTTTAAATGCTATATACAGTCCATACCATTTAGGAGTTTGTAAGTAGTTATGAATTAAACATTCATTATTATCACTACCTTTACCCCATCCAAAATAAAGTTCTCTTGAAGCGGTTAGACGTACATAAATATTTTTATCACTGCTACCGGCACCCGAGCCCATATTCCAAATATGTTGATTTGAGTTATTACCATCAATTTGAAATACCATAGAAGTAGCCCATGGGAAAGCATATCCACTATCAGCGGTTTTCGTAGAATCAGGGTTATTAGCTACATTAGTTCCGTAGCCACCTAATCTAAGAGCCTGTGCTTGAGTAATTGCGTTAACTTGTTTAACGTGTTCGTTACTTCCTGAAAAGTCTAAGGCTTTAGTCCAAGGTGTATCATTTGAACTCACTGGTGCTACATTTGTAGCTGTGATTGTAAATGTACCGACACTTGAACCATAGGAGTTAGCTCTTGTTACTGTTACTGTGTAAGTAGTATCTGAACCAACATCTGCTAAAGTACCTTGAATTAAGTATGAACCATTATAGACTAAACCTGAACCGGTTGGTGATATATCAACTGAGGTTGAATAAGACACATCTTGAGGAGCTACTTGTATATTTACAGCTGTTCCTTCTTCTTGTGTTATATCTGAACCAGAAAATTGGCTAGGTGTTAAGTCTGCGTTTGTTAAAGATGTAATAGTTGTATAAGTTACGTTATTACCATTAAATGTAGTAGCACTTGGGACTGAGTTATGAACATAGCTGCTAGCGTCATGATTTGCTTCCGGCATATACCATGTAGTATTTGTCGGGTCATCAGTATACGTATGTGTGTGTGACTGTCCTGTACCAGCTGTTAAACCATTAGTTATCTCATCGTAATAGTTAGCCTCTTCTGCCGTTGCAAATAGAGGGTAATTAAATACTCCATCGGGAGATTCAATATATCTAAAGTACATAGTAGGAGCAGCATCTTCTAATAAATGCTTTTTAGGTTGTGAATACAATTCACCACTTGTTCCATATATTTTAATACCTAGTTTAACTGTTTCGCCTTCTTCTAACTTGTATGAGCTTCTTTGTATTTCAACAAACTCTGAAGTTGTAGGCTCGTAGTGTGAGACTACCATAAAACCATTAGCGTCTATTCCAACTTTCATTTTCACAGGAGCATCTGCAAGATAGTCTTGTTTTGCTTGTGTGTTGTTAAAGTTATTCCAGCCGGGTCTAATAGAGGACGATGTTCTTTGACCATAATATGTCCAAGGACCTTTGTTTCCACTATGGAACCAGTGAGACCAGTAGTAACCCCATGAAGCGTTATTATTTACGCCATCACAGAAAGTTGCAGGGTCTGCATAAGAACCAGCACCGTACTTTGTAGCACCTTGGTCTAATATAAAACCAAAGCCCATTGAGTCAGTGACTCTGATATCAAAAGTAAAGTATTCACCAGCTTGGTTTAAACTTTCGTCTGAAATGTAACCTGCTTTATTATAATGAGCTGATGAGCTTCCAAGTATTGCTGAGCCAAGTGGGTCTATTGCATTTGCGCCGACTGTTGTTCCGGTATCTTCAACACCGTCTACGTCTGCAACCATTGTTGAAAATGGGTCAGATATAATTACTGACTCAAATGGTCCTACGGTAAATAATTCATTTAAAGTATTAACAACATCGTTAAGACCGCCAGCAACTGCTGCGCCATTTACGTTGATATCATTTTCGTCTAGTATTTTATATACAGTAACGTCAGTGTCGTCATGTGTTTTTATGTATATTAAGTTGTCAGAACCTAAGACAGCTTTTAAGGTGTTAACACCGTAGCTGTTTCCGTCTGAAACTAATATTGAAGTTGTAGTTGCATCTAATGAAAAGTCAATAGTTGAATCAACGTCAGTTGAACTGAGTTGTTGAAAGTCACTTGCTTCATTATTAATGTATGTAACAACTTCTTGTATTGTGTAACCTAAATCGGCTACAAGATTTTCACCACCTTCGTTTTGAACTCGGGAAGGGTTTAATCTTTTGAAAAGTTTTCTAAAAGTGATTTGGTCAGCTTCGTATCTGTCATTCCTTACAATAACTATTCTGTCGCCTTCGTCACTTTTAATTGAGGCTTGTACAGTTCCTATGAATTTAGGTTCGACAGTTGAACCGTCAAAGAAAATACAGCCTTTGTTTGTGTCTGAGAATATTTTAATTTGTGCCATTTCGACTTCCTTATGTGTTTACGTACCAAGTCAAAGCTCTTAATCTGATTAAGCCTTCAACTGATGATTTAATTTGGAATCTGCATTGACCAGCATCATTCACAGCGTTAGTGTCAATTGTGTCACCAACAAAGAATGTTAATAATGGCTCTGCAGCATATTCAATATCAGCACCTTGAGACATTGTTAAAGAGACCTCTTCAATTGAGAAGTCTGTCGCAGGTGTGGTGCCGGAGTGTCTATTAAATAGCAATCTTGTTTCGAGTTGACCTTCATCAATTTCTGGTTCAAACGACATAGAAGCTCTAAAGTTACAGCTTGAATGTTGTGTAAGACCATCAAGTTTAAAGATGATTGGGTCTACATTTGTGCCTGATCCTGTATGTCCGATAGCTTGTGCTTCTTGCATTGGAAGAGGTCTGTTGTCAAATGTTCCTAAAGCATCAATATCAAAGTTAATGTCAATCCATTGGTTAACATTAGTTTCATCGATTGATGTTTCAGTAGCTAAACCACCGTCGAAGTAGAAATTCGTAAGCAAGCCATAGTAACCTTGGGTTCTAACAGTTGCTCCGTCAATAATACCTGAAACGGGTGTAGCAATAAATTGTCCTTCAGAGTTTGCGACTAAAGCATCGCCTTCGACTGCTGAGGGTAGTTGTGCAGATGAACCAGCGTTAGGGTTCATGCTGTTAATAATTGAAACTGTCATGGTAGCTCCTTATATATGCAAGCCAGCATTAACAGCTGAGCCTGAAGTATTGGTAACTACGACTTGAGTTTCTGGTGCTAGAGTGATTTCAGATAAAACATCTGTATCACTAGCAGTGAGGATATCAACCCAATTAAATGAGCTGTTGAGTCTTCCTTGTAATACTAAGCTATCACCTGTATTTAGGTTAGCTTGGAAGACACCAGTTCTATTTCCTCTTAGTTCTACTTTCTGAATATCAGAAGTATAAGAGACGGCATAGTCTGAAGCGCCGTATTGTTTTAAGTTCTGGAATGACATTTAATACTCCTTGTATTTGTCGAGTTGTTAAATAAAGGGGCGGATTTAAGGCTCCGCCAGACCTGTAAAAAGTCTAAAGACTAATTGTTAGTGCAATTAAGCAGCAACAACTAATACTTTAAGAGCTTCAGTGTTTAAAGTCATAGAACCAACTCTCTTTCTAGTGTAGAAAGAAATAGCACCGTAAGCGCTGTAAGGGTCACGTAGAACAGAAACACCAACTCTATCGATGATAGAATAAGCTTTTTGGAAGTCACCAAAGATAACTGGGAAGTTTCCAGCACCAATGTCAGACATATCTTCGTTAATTACGATGTCGTAACCAAAGATTTTAGTTCCAGCAGCTGAAGCAATATCTCTTTGTAAGAAGTATTCGCCGTCTGCATTTTTCATGTCAACTAGAACACTATGAGTAGCTCTGTTCATCATGAATTTAGCGTTTGGAAGGTAACCAGTTTTAGTTGAAAGAACTAATTCTCTTAACTTGTTGATTACGTCGTCAGCAGTTGCTCCTAAAGAAGCAGCTTCGCCAGACTTAACAACTTGGAATTTACCAAAGTCACGAGTAGCATCACCAGCTAAGAAATCAGCTGAATCAGCAAGACCGTCTAAAAGTCCTTTAGGTTTGTTAGAACCATCACCGTTCAAGAAAGAAAGTCCTTCTTGCTCGTTGAATTCTCTTGAAACTTCACCGTTCAACCATGCCTCAACGTTGAAGAAAGAATCTTCTAATACGTGTTGGTAAGCCTTAGGAGCAGCATAGATTTCACCGAATACAGCTGAGATTTTAGTAAGCTCAGGAGCGTCAGTCTTAGGTCTGCTGTCAGTTTCACCAACCCAACCTGAAGCTGCGTTTCCGATAGAAACTAGCTGGCTGTAGTCAGTAGAGTTAGTTGTGATTGAACCACATACTTGTCTCATAGGAGAAGTTTCCTTCTGAAGCATAAGAATGTTTTCGTTCATTTCAACTGGTAGAGAGTATCCACCTTGTGCATCAACAGAAATCTGTAAATCACCAGCTTTAGCTTGTAATCCTTCGATTCCTTTTCTTGCGAATATTCCTAGAATATCTTTATTTTCCATTTTATTTTCCTTAATAGAATGAGTAACAGATGGTCTGTTTGATTTAGCTTGTAGCTCTTCAACAGCTTCTGTTAGGGTTTTAATTTTTGCGTCAGCGTCAGCCTTCACCTCGTTCATCTCTTCTATAGAAACTTTTTCTTCTATTAGAGACTCAGTTTTAGCGGATTTTTCTTCTAGTGCATCTGCTACATCTTTGAGGGAAACTTCAACTTCGACAGTTTCTTCTTCAACGATTTCTTCGTCTTTAACTTCTACTTCAACTTCTTCAGCAACTTCTTCAGCTACTTCTTCAGTTTCAACAGGAGCTTCAACTTCTTCAGTTTCTTCAACTTCAGTAACGATAGTTTCTGTAGTTAATTCTTCTGCTTTAGTCTCTTCAACGATTTCTTCGTTTAATTCAACTTTATCAGTCATAATTATTTCCTTAATATAGATAACATTCGATTCAACTCTGATTGCTCAGCTTGTTTTGATTCGATTGTTACATTATGGTTAGAGTCCTCCTCCACAGCATCACGCTGAGGTGAAAGTCCGCTCAAGCCTTTCGATAGAATTGCTTTAGCTTCACGTCTGGAAAGACCTGCATCGCGCAAGTGTTTCTCTAGTGCTCGGGCATCAACAGTATCATCTGATTTAACAGACATTACAGTTGATTGTTCGTTTGCCGGTATTGAGACAAGACTTATTTCAAATAACTCAACTTCATGTAAAAGATTAGCTCTTTTTTGCATGTCGTATTCATCATCAATAACTTTATATCCTATAGACATAGAATTTAAAGCTCCGTCTTTTAATAAAGCATATGCTTCATCAGCATCTCTCACGCCTTTTGTTAATCTACCTTCGACATATAAACCTTTAGCATCTTCGACTAGCTTTTCCCAAACACCTACTGGTCTTGAGTGGTCGTGATGCATTAACATCAAAGGTTTAGTGCCGTTGGCAATATGTTCTTTTATAGATTTAGTGAATGCACCCTTTTGAGTGATATCACCTGCTCTATCTTTGTGATCAAATGTATTTGCGTAGCCACTAAATTTTCTTTCGCCTTCTTCGTCTTCATAAGACTTGACTTCAAAAGTAACAGCCATATTTTTCATCTCTGCTTCAGAGCATGGACCGCATTCTTTAGTGGTTGCGTCGCAACACATTCCTGTTGTTTCTTGACACATTAGTAATTTTCCTTTTTAGGTTCTGCAGATTCCTCGTTTTGATTTCCAAACTGCAGATTGTTTGATTGTGTAATAAACTCGTCGCCACCTTCTCTTGGATTCATATCAAGACGCTCTCTAGCTTCATTAGGTGACATTACGCCACAAGCTATAAGCTCTTTATATGCGTTTACTCGTGTAGTTAAATCACTACGTAGTAAATTTCCAACGTCAAATTTAAAGCATTGAGTATTAACACCTAAAAGTGTTTTATTCAAACGTGCTTCAATTGAAGTAAGGTATGGCAATATTGTTGCCTTGTAGAACTGTAAGTCTTGGTGTTCAATGTTTGAGAAAGTTGCTCTCTCAAGGTCAGCTACCATGTGTGGCGGCACTCTGAACATTCCACAGATTTCAGTTCTGCTATATTTTCTTGCATCTAGTAACTGGACATCAGCTGGTGACATAGATAAAGGAGTGAACTTCAATCCTTGTTCTAGAATAGCTATCCTGTGAGCGTTATCAACGCCTTGGTGACTAGCTTGCCAGCTTTGTCTGATGTTTGCGTAGGCTTCATCAGAAAGTATCCCGTCGGTCCCTAGAATACCTCTAGGAGTCGCGTCGTTACCGAATACATTAGAAGCATAGTC